TGCCTACTCAATCAGCAATCGGAAAGATAGCAGACGAACTTAGAAAGTACGAAGTTCGCTACAAATATCAAGGACCAAAAGATAGTAAGAACAGAGCTTTCTGCAAGGCTTTATTAAACTTGAATAAGCTTTATACACGAGACGAGATTAGTAAAATTTCACAGCGAGTAGGACGCAATGTTTGGACCAAACGAGGCGGATGGTATACTAAGCCAGGTACAGACATACACTTACCATATTGCAGACATCAATGGGCATCAATTTTAGTTAAGAAAAAATAATGGCAACAATACTATTCATATCAGAAGAGACTTTAAAACAAGAGTCAATCATATCGGAGAATGTAGACCCAAAATTATTAGTGCCTACAATAAAAGAGGCTCAAAATATTTATCTACTACCGATTCTTGGAACTGCATTATACAACCAGTTAGTTACTCAAGTTTCAAGTAATTCAGTTAGTGCTGCGAATGTAACTCTACTGGATACTTATATCACTCCGACATTAGTTAAGTACTGCGTGTATGAGTCTATTTTACCTTTGAGTTTTAAATTTCAAAACAAAAATATAGCTACAAAGAATTCTGAATTCTCTAATCAAGCGAATATGGAAGACTTGAGGTACTTACTTGACTACACAAAGAACAGAGCTGAATGGTACGCAGAAAGATTGACTAATTTTCTACTCGCAAATACAAGTACTTATCCGTTATATTTGACTCAACCAAATGCTAACATAGATACTATTTATCCAAACGATAATAACTACCAAAACGGAATGTACTTAGGTCCTGATATTGATTGGGATTTAGTTCCTCCGAGTATTAAATATCAAGGCAATTTTAGAAGAAGAACCTAACTATGAGAAAAAAAGGAAGCAAAAACAAATCAAATTTAGAAAAACTAAGAATCTATTTAAATGCAAACCAGCCTAAACAAAGTAGTCAACCTACTGCAAGAGATAGCAACAAGTAATCAATTCTTGAATGGAAATTTTACTTTTTGCGATGTCGCAGATTTGGGTGCGAGTTCGCCTTTATCTTACCCTCTTTTGTGGGGCGATGTAAGACCATCTAATTTCTCAACTAAGGTATTTAGCCTTAACTTACAATTGACTGCAATAGACATTGTTTTAAAGGACTTGAGTAACGAAAGAGATGTGTTGAGTGATACCTTACAAATTATTTCAGATGTAATCGCTAAGATTAAGCAGTCTACTTACTACGGAAGTTATTTTGAGATGCAAGAGAACATAACTTGTACTCCTATAAAAGATAGCTATGGAGATGAAGTCGCTGGATGGGTTTGTAATTTCACTTTAAACATAGCTAACCCATACGATTCGTGTGTAGTTCCAACAAATTAAAATTTTAAAATAAATAAATATATAAAGATATGGTATTAGAGCAAAGAATGTTAGGTGGTAATGGCTGTTTGTTTATAGACTCAACAGCAGCATCTACTGGAAATAGATTTTATGTAATTGTAGTGAATGCTGATTGCGTTATTGCAACTTTAACAACCGCAAATGGTCAAAACTTAATTACGCAGTACGGATTAAGTGGAAAGACCTTAAAACAAGGGATGTTAATTCCAGCATTTAATGGAGACCCGATTGCTAACATAACTATTACTTCAGGTTCAGTTATTGGTTACGGCTATAACTTATTGGGTTAATGATTAGCATAGGATTAGGTACAATTGTTGGAGGTAATGGTAGCACTCTTGGCGGATTCTCTGCCGAGTACCAGGCTGTTTTGACTGCTGGTAGTGGATTCACAAGACCAAGTTCAGCAGAGCAAACAATTCAAAATAAATTAATTGAAGATTTAAAGACTGCTGGTATTTGGAGTAAGTTAGATGCGTTCTATATGTTCGCTAATAACATAACTGATAGTACTGGAGCTTTTGCGAGAATAAATTGGAAAAATCCAACTGCTAATTATGGAAGTGCTGCTCCTAATTTACCAAGTATAACAGCTAAAGGTGGATTTACTGGAAATGGAACTAATCAAGGAATTAATTTAAACTTAGCTGCAAATGCTGGTACAAATTTTACAAGTCCTAATGGTTCTTATGGGATATTAGTAGGTACAATTAGTGCTTTGTCTAATAATAGATTGATGGGCGCATCAGGAAATTCTCCAGTGATAAATAGAATTAGAAAAGGTACTTGTTCAATTGCAAATACTGGTACTGCAACTGGTACTATAACAATAGCTACTGGAGTAAGTAATAGTTTATTCCACTTAAATTTGAATTCTACTGAAGGGCGAATGTATGTTAATGGTAGTGCTGGTACTTCATCAGCAGCAGTAACATTCGCATCTGACTCACAAAATTGGCATATACTAAGATATGGTGATGATGCAACAGGATTTGGTAATTCACAAATTAGAATGGCTTTTGTAGGTGGTAATTTAGCAGCAGAAGCAAGTGCATTCAATACTTTAATTCAAAACTATATAACATCTGTAAACGCATTATAATGAACACAAAAATAATAGAACTTAATATAGTTAGCTGGACTTTTGCAATAGTCGGAACTTTGGCGCATTGGCTACCAGTAGTGCAGTTTTTATCTTTTACTCTCTCAGTAATTATCTCACTTTGGCAATTAACCCAAATGCTAAAAAAGTGGTTAAAAAAATAAAGCAAAATATTAACTTATTAGATAACCCAGTTACAACTATATGCGGATTGATTTGTTTTTTTTATTCGCTTGTTTTAATTGGACTTCCTTTAGTATATGAGACCTTTGCCGAGATTGATATTCGTTATTCTGTTGGTATTGGAATCATTGGCTTGTGCTTACTTATTATTCCTGACGATGTCAAAGGAGCTTTAAGAAAATTGATTAACAAAAAAAGTGAATGATTTTACTTTTACTATATGTTTGGTTAGATGCGATTAGAGATTCAATAGCTCACCACGATGCTTACTACAAGTTAGGTAAGTTCTTTTCTCGGCATCAAAGTGAAATGGTTAAGCCTATTTTTTTTAAGTACTTTCCAATGTTTTGGGATGCCTGGCACTTGGCAAAATTCCTTCAATATAATATAGTAGCTTTTTTACTTGTTAAGACCTTAGCTTTTCCAGTAGTTACTACTATAATGAGCTTGTTATTTATTACCCTATATATATGAAAAATAAAGCCCTAATACTTGAGTACTGTAAGCAATTTCCAAACACAGCAAATCTTACTTTATCTAAAAAAATATACTCTGAAAATCCTGAAAAATTTAATGATGTTGAACAAGTTCGTGACAGGGTCAGATATTACAGAGGGAATAAAGGTGTAAAAGATAAAAAATATGCAAAGCCACACATTGACTATTTAGAAAAGTTAAAGAACGAACTACCAAAAGGCGAGACTGAAAAGTTAGAACCATACTATCTACCAAAGGACCGCAAGAAAGTATTAATTATATCAGATATTCACTTACCATACCACGATGACAAAGCTTTATTTGCTGCTCTTGAATATGGATTAAAAGAGAAGGTAGATACTATCTACATTAATGGCGATTTATTGGATTTTGCGTTAATCTCTAAGCACGAAAACAACACTACTAAGCATTCTGTTAAGTACGAATTAGACTGCGCAAAAGTATTTCTAAAAGGACTTAGAGAAATGTTCCCCAAAGCCTTGATAATTTACAAATACGGAAATCACGATTTGCGATTTGATAAATGGATTCGGTTAAAAGCTCCTGAATTGTTGGATATAGAGAACATTATGCTATCAGAACTGCTATCATTGAGGGAATTAAACATCATTCAATTAGATAGTTTGCAATGGTGCTATATGTGGGACATCGCAGTTTTACACGGCCACGAATTACCTATGAAGTCAGGAGGTATAAACCCAGCAAGAGCAGCTCGTTTATCGGTCAATCGCCCTTTAATTATCGGTCACTTTCATAGACAATCAAAAGATGCTGGAATGATACTTGGAAAGCCACATTATTATGCGTATTCATCGGGTTGTTTATGCGACTTAACACCTGCTTACCTTCCGATTAATAACTGGGTTCACGGATTTTGCATTGTAGAGAACGGAATAGTAACACAAAAAGAAATAATCAATGGAACAATCTACTAACGAGCAGAACTTAGAGGAGTATTTAATAGAGGCTGGAGAAACGAGGGGAGAGATTATCTCAATTTGTAACTACGCACTTTCGACTTGTGACTATTACGATTACTCTATGCAGTCAAGAGAAGATAAGGAACGAATAGACAATATAAGGCGAATGGCTTTGATTTTAGTGGAAGGTTTTTTAAGTGAGATATATTACGAGAATTATGAAGAATGATGAATTAGACGAAGCTATATTTATTGGATTGGTTATTTTTTTTATTGTTTATTTAATTAAAATTTTAGTATGAACCCAAGTAAGAAGTGCGCTGAGTTAGTTATGTTTTTTGAGGGAGTAAAACTTGAACCATATCTATGCCCAGCTAAGATACCTACTATCGGAGTCGGTGCTACTATGTACGAGAACGGCACTAAAGTTAAAATGACTGATAAAAAAATAAGTTTAGAAAGAGCTTTGGAATTGCTTAATTTTGATTTATTAAAGTTCGGTGAGTATGTAGATAGATATACGATAGAAGTAAATCAAAATCAATTTGATGCACTTACTTCTTTTTGTTATAATGTCGGACCAACAAACTTTAAAAACTCAACTCTACTAAAAAAAGTAAACGCAAATCCAAATGATAAGACGATAAAAGACGAATTCTTGAAATGGACCAGAGCTAACGGAAAGACCTTGCAAGGATTAGTTAGCAGAAGAATAAGTGAATATAAGTTATATGAGAAGTCTATTAAAATATAAAGCCACACCTGAGCAAATTAAAGCCATTGCCGAACACGAAATCCAAAGAAAAAAAATAGTAGCTGAAGTTGAAAAGGAATGGAATGCTAAACAGAAAACTGGTAACTATCTTAAAAATGGAAAAAGGAAGTAGCTTATTATTTATCGTCTTATTTGCGCTAATTCTTTTCATAGGGATAAAGTGTCCCTACGAATCAAAAGAAAGCAACACAGCGATTCTAAATGCCCAAAAAGAGATACTTAAAATAGATACTATCGTTATGCGTTATGATTCTATTATATATAAAACCAAAATCAAAACAAATGAGAAAATTATTACTATTTATTTGTGGCCTGATAGCGTTCTCATTGACAGCATTCGGGCAAAGCTCAACGAATTTGACAGCATCGGAACTCCGAAAAATCTTAGTTATAATGGAGCAATCTAACTCAACGCACTTGATAAGCGAAAGCCAGAAGCGCATTATTGAGAACTTAGAAAAGAAGGTTCAACACATTAACTTTATTGCCGAGAGCTACCACATAGAGAACTCAAAATTGGTTCAAACAAACAACGAGCTTGAATTAAAACTAAAACTACACAAAAAAATATCACTAATTGCCAGTACTTCGGCTATTATTTTGGGATTAATTCTAATTTTTTAAAAAAATAATTGTATTGATTTTCAGCAACTTAGCAATAAGTAGGGAATTATTTTGTCTAAATTGTAAGCAAGTGATTGCATATGTAAACAATGGTTGTATATTTGTATCACCAAATCGGTAATAAACCACTTTAAAAAAACTAATTATGCAAAACACTTATTCAACCAAAACAGAAGCAATTAATTCAGCAAAAGAAATGTTAAGAAGAAGAACTGGAGTAAAGCGACTTAACAACTTATCAATCACTCCAACTTACTCAAATTGCGGATGTGGAGAAACACACGGATTCAACTTAGTTCACATAACTAAAGGTGGTCACGGCAGAGTAGAATCAATTATAGTAGCAATCTGTAAAAATTGCGCATAATGAAATACCTACCAATTGCCTTAGCTATTTTAGCTGTTTATCTTACAGCTTACATTCCTTACAAGTATTTCACAACAATATTGTTTGGAGCTTTATTAACAATTTCACTAACTATTTACAATATCTATGATAACAGAAAAAAAGAAGCTACAAAGCTTTAGATTATCGGAGGAATTAATCCGTAAGATTTCTATCCACCAAGACAAAATCAATCAATCACGCACGGCTTATGAGGGACTATACACAAAGGACCAGTTAGTAAGCGATGCACTTAACCACTTTTTAAAAACTAATTAAGATGACACTTGAACAATTCGCAGAAGATACCATAATGGAATGGTACTCAATGGGGGAGAAAGACTTTCCTAAATGTTTAGAAATTGCAGAAGATTTAGGACTTTGGAATTTCGCAGCCGAGTTAAAGCTATTAGAGATGCAGAACCAGCAAGAACAGAAAGGCAGAGACAATGAACTAAGATTCCTTATTTATAACGCAGCTAATCCTTTTAGAAATGAACCAAATACTTATTAATCGTTATTTCCGACTTTCAAAGTTGAGACAATTGGCAATGGATGATAAGAACATCCAAAAGAAGAAACAAGCTGATTTACTTATGCAGCAAGTTACAGAGAGAATTAACTACTTAACCCACTTTAGTTATGACAGAACTCAAATCTAAGTACCCTGAGAAGCTTGAAATGAGGCACCGTTATAAGGCCGCATCCGATGAGTTAATCTTAGCTTGGAAAACTTACAACTTAATCCGTAAAAAGCTTAACTCAAAGAAAGCCACAGATGAAGACTACACCGCACTTGGTCAGGCGCATCAAGACTGGCAAAAAAAGAACGATATACTTGACTCAATTCAATTTGAAATAAACCAATTCACTAATTTAAAATTTTATGCAAACAGAAAATCAATTAACACACTGGAAAAAGCTAACTAATCCTAACTACATTGGAGCTGAAATACTCCAGCCAAACCAAGAATTAAAGCTAACTATTGAGAAGGTTCAAAAAGAACAAGTTAAAACAGCAGAAGGCACTCAAGAATGTATCGTTTGTTACTTCAAAGGAGGGCAAAAGGGAATGATTATTAACAAGACCAATGCAAAAATAATCACTAAGATACTTGACACTCCTTTTATTGAACATTGGGTAGGCAAATCAATCATTATTTACTCTGCGAAAGTAAGAGCATTCGGTGAGATGGTAGATGCTTTACGAGTTAAAAACCAAAAGGCTTAACTATGTTTGACAATAATAGATTCGGACTTATTACTGGTAGTAGATGCTCAGTACTATTCCCCAAAAGAAGCGCAGAAAAGGGTCAAAGAACCTACGCTAAACAATTAGCAAATCAGATGTACTTTAAGTTCTACGATGAGAAAGGAACTTGGCAAACTGAACACGGACATTTAGCAGAAAGCACAGCGTTTGAGTATTATCAACAGCACTTTTGCAAGGATGCAGAGTATCAGCCTAACTTTGAGATGTATATGGAATTTGGAGGGTCAGCTGATTGCATAGCTGCTGATTGGGGAGTAGACTTTAAATGCCCTACAAGCCTTGAATCTTGGTTAGATTATCTACACGAAGGAATAGACGAACAGCAGTACCATCAAGCACAGATGTATATGTTCCTTTATGACCGACCTGAATGGCACATTTGCGCTTACCTATTAGAGACAAATAGAATGTCTGACAATGGACTAACTTACCCAGTAGATTATGACAAGCGAATGATAATAACTAAGGTTCAAAGAAAGGAAGGCTGGTCAGATGAACTACTTGAGAAAGGCGAACCAGTAATTCAAATGAGAAACGAATTTTATAACCAATTAAAAAACCAATTTACAAAATGACATCAATCCAATTTTTAATGGAGGCTTTAACCATTAGCCAACAAGCAACTCCTGAGATAGTAGCTGGAGCTGAACGACTCAGACAATTAGAATTAGAGTTAGCTAAACAGCAAGGCATTCAGGAAGGAATTAAAATTATGAAATCTTTAATCAACCCAAACAATGAGCAACAATAAACAAAACCATATTGGTGAAGCCAACAAAATGATAACTAGCGTGGAGTGGTTATTCTATAAGTTATGGGAAACACCAAAAGATAAATTGAATTGGCATAGCATCTTAAAACAAGCCAAAACAATGCACAAGGAGGAGATAATAGATACTTTCTTTGAAGGTGCTTATGGTGGCGATAATATAAGTGGTGAACAATACTACAACGAAACATTTGGAGGTAACAATGAACTATAACGAATTAAAAAGCCTAATCATTGACTGGGCGAACGAACGAGAACTAATAAAAAAAGAGAACTCAGAAAAGCAATACCTTAAATTCCTTGAGGAAATAGGCGAAACTGCTAAGGCTTTGTTAAAAGACGATTCTGCTGGAGTTATTGACGGATTTGGAGATATAGCTGTAACTATGATAATACTTGGAGAGCAGATAGGAAACAGCCAAGAACTGAGCGACACTTATAAACCAATCGGTTTTATCAATTTACACGATGTTGTTAGGCGAGTAGGTCCTGACTTCGTAAACCCTTCAGCAATGAATTTTCTTAACGATGCTTGTTTCTTTTACGGACTGGATTTGGTTCAATGTTTAGAGGTAGCTTGGAACGAAATTAAGGACAGAAAAGGAACTACTATTAACGGCACATTTATAAAAAACTAATATGAAATTTGACAATCCATTTCTAAAACACTTAGCAAAAAAATACGAGTTCAATACTCTTGCAGAATGGGCAGCATATATCCAAGACTCAAAAGACAAGGACAATATGAATGCTATTGAGAATCTAATCTACGAGCTTTGCACAATTAGTGGTTATAGTTATAATGACATAACTGGTAAGAGTCGCAAACGAGAACTAATTGAGATAAAGCACATCGGTAGATACATAGCCTATACTAACCAGTCAGGTAGCCTTAAAGAAATCGGATTTGTATTTGGTGGTAAGGACCATTCAACCATCATTCACAGCAGAGAGTATGTGCAAGGACAACTTGAAGTTAAGAACAAGTACTTTATGAATCTTTTTAACCAATATCAACACCTTATAAAATGACAGCAGAAAACAAAGCAAACGAGTTAATTGATAAATTTATTCCATTTACAAAAGATTGGGATGAATTAAATGGATGGATGGATAATGTAAATAATGCCAAACAATGTGCTTTAATCGCAGTAGATGAGATTATTAAAGAACACTATCCGCAAGACGCAAAACGATGTGAATACTGGAATCAAGTTAAACAAGAAATAGAAAAATTATGAAAAAAATCAAATCACAAAAGGCTGCAATTTTCAGCCTATTATTAAGCGGTCAGGAGATTGACTTAATCAAAGCTTTTAAAGCTACTGGTTCAATGAAATTAGCCACACGAGTACACGAATTCAGAGAGAACGGATGCAACATTTCAGGCGAAGTAAAACACTTTAAAACCAAGTTTGGAACGGCTGGTAAGTTTATGTCTTACAAGTTAAAACCTAACAAAGCGAGTAAAGATTTAGCGAAGTTCTATCAGTTATAAAGTCCTTTATAATGTGCAAAACTTGTTTTTTTGTGCGTTATATAACCACTTATAATTGTATCGGTTTCGCAGCCACAAATGTATATGATTACAAGAAATAAAAATACTGCCGATTGGTTTAGAGATGGGACTCATATACTCCCTTGCGAATCTCTTTATCATTCGGCTTTTATATTTTATGGCAGATAACAAAAAGTCTTTTGTTTTATATGCTGACATTATCCATACTATTTCAATTTTAGATGATGCAACAGCTGGTCAATTGTTTAAACACATATTAGATTATGTAAACGATAAAGACCCAATTAGCGACAATATGTTAGTCAATATTTCGTTTGAACCAATCAAGCAACAACTAAAAAGAGACCTACAAAAGTGGGATGAAATCAGAAGTAAAAGAGCTGAAGCTGGTAGTATTGGTGGGCATTCCAAAGCAAAACGAAGCAAAACGAAGCAAAGTGTAGCAAATGCTAAAAGTGCTAAGCAAAGTGTAGCAAATGTAGCTGTTAATGTAAATGATAATGTAAATGTTAATGTAATAAATAATATACCTACTATTGAAGAGGTTATAGATTATTTTAGATTTAATGGCTATACAAGGTCATCAGCAGAAAAAGCATTCAATTACTATAACGAAAACAATTGGAAAGATTCACAAGGTAGAAAAGTAATTAGCTGGAAACAGAAAATGCAAGGAGTTTGGTTTAAGGATGAGAATAAAGACAAGGCTAAGGAGAAGCCAGTAATTTGGTAACTATGGGAAAGATAATACAAGCTAACGAACTTCAGGACCAAATATTCCATCTCCATAAATTTGGACAGAATGCTGGACTTAAAATTGGATTCCCTACTTTGGATAAGTTATACTCAATCAAAGAAGGTAGGTCAACAATTATTTACGGACATCCTACAAGTGGTAAATCTCAGTTCTTAATTCAATCACTATGCGCACTTGCAACTCGGCATAACAAGAAGTGTTTAATTTATACACCGGAGACTGGTTCAGCCTATGAGATATACGCAGAGATAATACATTGCCTAACTGGAAAGACATTTGATAAGAGAAGTCTTAACTACCAAATAACCGAGAAAGAATTGTATAGTGTTATGCCATTTGTTACTGACTATTTTAAGGTAATAGATGTTGATGAGAAAGGACTTGATTTTGATGAATGGTTAGAACTTACGGACGAGGCTATAAAAGACTATGGAATTTTCTCAAGTTCAGTTGATAATTGGAACGATATTGAACACAAATACACAAACACTATTTCCGAATACCTTAAACAACAACTTCCGAGAGTAAATCGTCACGCAAGAAAAAATAATACTCATAATTTCATCGTAGCTCACGCAAGGAATCCTGATATGAGAGGAGGCGATAAGTACCCTCCAGCTCCAAGACCTGACGAGATTGAAGGCGGTTCGGTATGGTATGCAAAAGCACTCAACTTAATTTGTGTTCACCGAGATTATGAGGAACACGGAGAAGGCTGGAGGCAATCAAGTGAGGCTCAGATAATCGTTAGAAAAATAAAGAAAAGAGCAGAAGGCGAAAAGGGAACTGCAAGGCTTACCTTTGATGTCTTTAAGAACGCTTATTACGAGAATCAAGGAGAACGATTTTATTTAGAAACACCTTTTAACGGATTACAAATTAATACACCTTTTTAACTATGAATATTTTATCATTATTTGACGGTATGAGCTGCGGACAACAAGCACTTAACCGATGTGGCTTTGAAGTCACGAACTACTTTGCAAGTGAAATAGACAAACACGCAATCAAAGTAACTCAACACAACTATCCAAACACGATTCAGTTAGGGTCAGTTATTAATGTAGATGGTTATTCATTACCTAAAATAGACTTATTACTGGGTGGTTCACCGTGTCAGTCTTTTAGTTTTGCAGGTAAGAGAAAAGGAATGAGTACGAAAGATGAGCAAGAGATACTTACACTTGAACACTATTTGCAGTTAAAATCAGAAGGCTTTGAATTTGAGGGGCAGTCTTATTTGTTTTGGGAGTATATGAGACTATTAAATGAGCTTAGAATTAAAAACCCAAATGTTTATTTTATACTTGAAAATGTTGAGATGGGCGAAAAGTGGGAATTAGTTTTAAGTAAGGCTATCGGAGTTAAAGGCATTCACATTAACTC